GACCACGACCGCGTAGCCCATGCGAACCTTGGCGAGCGCCTCTTCCTGTGAGAGATCACCGGGCGCGGTGAGTATCGTCCCGCGAAAGACGTCTTTGCCTCCCCCAAGACAGTGCGCTTTGATGACCTTGAGCTTTGTTGCATCAGCTCCCATGTTCCGATTCCTCCGTTTCGGCCGCTCTTGTTCCTGTTAGGCGAGCTTCGCTCCTGTGCCCTTGACGAACGACTGGCCACGACGAATAGCGGAGTCGGCCATCGAATAGCTGGTAATCACGATCTGACCCTTGTCGGAATACTTGTAGGGATCGACCACGATCTCAAGGTCGTTACCCCACATGCCAACGATCAGATCGTTCCAGTTACCGAAGATCAGACCGTGCTCGTCCGAGCCCGCGCCCAGAGTTTTCGACAGCTGGTTGGTTGCGGCTGCGGGGTAGCCAATCATCTCCCCCTTGCGGAAAGTGCCATCCCAGATCCACGTCGGGTAGCCGCTGACTTCCGGTGTCCGCTTGAGCACACCAGCCATCAGAGGTGTTGTCATGAACGACATGCTTCCGAGATCGGCGTTGGCATCGGCCAGAAGCGCCGCCCCATCGGTGAGCGTTGTGAGACTCGGCACACCACCATACGCCTTTATCTGAACGTCGGCTGCCGAGTAGATCCCGACCGGCTGCTTGTCCGTACCGGAACCATGGAGTGCGCCGAGATCAACGGCCAGTCCATGTCCAATGGCCAGATCAGCTCTCACCTCGAGCTCCTGATCCAGCGAGGACATCACGAGCAGCTGCCGAGGAATCTGCACGACGCCGATCAGCGTCTTCGGTGACAGCTGTACGTAGCCCAATGCGTGCTCAGACGCTGGCGCACCTGCTGCCGGATTCTCGCCCATCCATGTCACAGTGGGCACACCGGTCTTCTTGTTGAAGTGCACAACACTGGTCAGGCCGGGATAGAACCGGGCTCCAGCCTGCAAGACAAGTGCCGTGTTCTGGAGCATGTCGATCATCTCCGGCATGATCTTTGTACCCACAACCGTCGCACCACCGGTCGCCTCGGTTGTGCCCAGGATACGTTCCTCAAGTCGGAACGGGACCAGAATACCACCATGATCCTCGCCCCTGCGGTTCTTGAGCAGCTCTGTGTGGACCTCAGCCTCGACGCCGTCGTAGTTGGCGCGTGATCCCTCCCGCATCTCTGTCTGCATGCGGATCGCCCTCTGGAAGGAGTAGCGAGAGACGTCCTTCTTGTCCACGACGTCAACAACCTCGGCGGCTGGAGGCGTCACTGGCTGTGTACGAACGTGCTCGAGGATCTTCGTTGCGACCTGCCCGGGCGTGAGCTGTGCCCGCATCCATTCGGCCGCTCTGTCGCCTACGCCGTTGGCGGCACACATGTCGGCGATCTCCGCCGCCTCGGCGCCATAGTTCCGGGTCTCCACTTTCTTCACAACCCTGACCTCCGGGATCACCTCGGGGGTTCCCGGCGTCTCTGTGCCCTTGACTTCGTTCCCCATATTTCTCTCTCCTCCCATCGTGGCCAGAGCCCTCACTGGGACCATGACCATATTGGCCTCGTCGCCGTGAACTCCACCATCGTCCTGTGATCGTCCGAAACCGACCGTGTGGTCTGCCGGCACTGGGACGGTCGATACCTCCAAGGGCATCCATCTACATCCCATAGTGGGAATGCCGGTCTCCTCGTTTTTCTTGATCAACCACATCTCTAGCACTCTGTACCCAACGGATACGTTGCGTACATGACCTTCCTCTACCAAGGTCTTCTGTTCCTGCCCAAGAGGAATCGACGAGCACCCCAGCATGCCACGCAGCTTTCGTGCCACCTCGTCCAAGGTGACGCCGGTGATCGAGCCGAAGTGTAGCTCGTGTACGTGGGACTTTAGTGCTGGAAGGCCATCCTCGGCCCGGGACATGTCGATGTCGCCCGCCTGATGTGAGAGGACTTCGTAGTAGGTCCCGTCCCATGTGTCACGTAGCACCGGCAATTCACTAGAGAAGGAGATTGGGAATAGATCGTCTCCATCCCCCCGCTCGCCAAGCTGAATAGCGAACTCCCGGTACATCACCTCTGGTAGCCGCATTATCTCTTTCATCGTTCCGTGGCTCCCTCGTGATCCCATTCGCGTTCGGTGTGTGTCGCTTCTACTTGTGACAGGTCCCGTCTTCTCCGCCAAGACAAATCTGATTTGTCTTGGCGGGGCGCGATGGCTGTGGCAGCTTGGGGGCATGTCAAACGAACTCACGCAACTCCCAGATTCATTCTCTGCCGGCACCACCGTTAGCTATCGAAAGAGCTTTGCTGATTACCCGGCGAGCGAGGGGTGGACTCTGACCCTTTATCTTGCGGGTGCTAGTGTCGAGCAGATCGTAGCTGTGGCGGACAGTGACGACTTCGTTGTCACCATCACACCAGCAGATACAACCGGTGGTTTCTCCTCCGGTCACTACAAATGGGTGGAGCGGGTAGGCAAGTCTGGAGAGGTCTACGATGTAGGGGATGGTGTTGTCACCATCAGCCCCGATCTCGCCACAGCCACTGATGGTGGCGAACAATCATGGCTAGAGACATCTGTCGCTGCCTTGAAGAACCACATTGCTGGTCGCATACCAGCGGGCATGGAAGCCTACGCAATCGCTGGCCGACAGGTTTCCAAGATTCCCGTTCGAGAAGCTATTGTACTGTTGGCCGATCTCGAGGCACGTCTTGCCAGTCTCGCCAACCCCGACGCAGTTAGTCGATCTGTTGAGATTACCTTCACCGCCCCTTAGTGAGGTTCCCAATGTCACGCTCTCCCCTCCGCAAACGTCTACCCAGAGCCATCCGTGCCATGTGGCAGGAGATGACTGGTCACGATCGTACTGCGTATGATGGTGCTGCGATGCATCGCCTTCTGTCCGATTGGGTAGCTCTGGCGATGTCCGCGGACGATGAGATAAAGGGGGACCTGACCGTTCTCCGTTCGCGCGCCCGTGAACTAGCGCGGAACAACAGCTACACGAAGCGATATTTCAAGCTCTTGGTCAACAACGTTGTTGGGCCCACCGGCATTGGGCTACAAGCGAAGATCATCCAGGGCGATGGTTTGGACCGTGAGACCAACGCGGCCATAGAGACTGCGTGGAAGGAGTGGGCGAACGCACCGGTGTCGGTAGATGGTAAGCAGACCCTCCGGCAGTTCGAGATCTTGCTGCTCAAGACGCTGGCCTGTGATGGTGAGACGTTTGTCCGTCTCTACCGTGGCCACCCAACGAACCGCCATGGTCTCGCCCTACAGTTCGTTGACGCCGACCTAGTAGACCATCGGTTCAACCGTGAGGCTAGAGAGGGGAAGAACGAGATCCGCATGGGCGTCGAGATCGACAAGTTCGGTGCTCCTGTTGGCTACTGGATCTGGGACAAGCCCCCCTCTGTCGCTATCGCCTCCGTCCGGAAACGCTACTTCGTCGCCGCTACAGACATGCGACATCTCTACGCACAGGACAGGGTGAACCAGACGAGGGGTGTCACGTGGGTGCATTCGGTCATGGTGCCCGCCCACATGCTTGATGCCTATGAGCAGACCGAAGCAGTTGCGGCACGTATCGGCGCCTCCAAGATGGGCTTCATCCAGAAGCAGGAAGGGGCCATTGGCACAGGCACGGGTAGCAATAAGGCACCGGCTAGGATGGAAGCGAGCCCGGGAACCTTCGAGGTGTTGACGGACGGTTACGAAGCCAAGTTCTGGGACCCGGCCCATCCTACCAGTCAGTTCCCTTCGTTTGTGAAACAACTCCTCCGCAAGATCGCTTCTGGATTCAGTGTCGGGTACAACGTTCTCGCCAATGATGCCGAGGGCGTCAGCTACTCGACCATGCGGAGCTTCGCCCTGATCGAGCGGGACGATTGGCGAGTTATCCAAGAAGATCTCGTTGATTGGTGGCGTAAGCCGCTCTACGGCGATTGGCTTGGCATGGCCCTCCTGACTGGCTCGCTCAAGCTAGCGACCCGCGATCCTCGACTCTACATGGCTGTTCGTCACCGGCCCCGTGGATGGCCATGGGTTGACCCCGAGAAGGAAGTCAAGGCGTCCTCGCTTGCAATCGGCACTGGTTTGGATTCGCGTACATCGGTCCTCGCTGCCAAGGGTGTGGACATAGACGACCTGTTCAAGGAGTTGGCTGATGAGAAGGCCCTCGCGGAATCCTATGGCATCTCGATTACAACCGACCCGCCAGCGGACGAGACGAAGACCAAGGCCGAGTGGGAAGCAGAGAACGAAGAAGATGCTGGTGGTGGGAACGGTGTGGACCGTGTCGCCACTGACCAGGTGGTTGGTTTTCGATCACAAAGGAGTAGTCCATGAGTGCCCTGGCAAATTACCTTGAGGCTGCGCTTCTTGCATTGATCTTCAACAAGGATGCGTTCACCGGTCCTAGTACATATCTCGCCCTGTTCACGTCCGACCCTACAGACGCCGGCACCGGCACCGAGGTCTCCGGTGGAAGCTATGCCCGTGTGTTGATCTATGACAACGCGAGCGGCACTCCTGATTGGACGGTTGCTGTGGTGCACGGTATTGGATACAAGGTAGAGAACGATGATGATGTGACCTTCCCGACAGCGACAGCGGCATGGGGAACGATCACGCACTTCGGGATTTTCGATGCCGCCACGTCTGGGAATCTCCTGATGCACAGTGCACTGGACGATTCCAAGGTAATCGGCAACAACGACGTCTTCAAGGTCTCTGCGGGCAACCTAGTTCTGCGTCTCGAGTAGCACCGACCGGGCACCGGGACTCCTTCGTGGATTGGCACAAGGCGACCACTGGTTCTCGGGGGTCGCCTTTCTATAGGGATACGAGCATGATCGATCAACTCACCTTCAACTACACGGCTTCGAACACCGGTAAGATTCTCTATATCCCACCAAGCACCTATATCCCAACGGTTGGTTGGAACTTCTGCGATGCGGGACGCGCAGACAGCACCGGTATGGATTGGGGGGCCTTCTTCAGCTTCGACACTTCTGTCCTTCCTGATCACGCTCAGATCGACTCGGTGTCGTTCTGTATCCGCCGCCGGGACGATCCGATGGGCGAGCCGCAATTCTACAGTCTCGAGTTCTACATCGGTTCGTTTATCGGCGCGACGCTAGACGGGAATGCTGGAGAGTGGACCGGTGGCTCGCTAATGGTCACACTGAGTTCGAAGCCGGCCGACAAGACGACGCTCGATCTAAGCACCGATGGACAAGACCCATGTTCCCACGTCGACAAGACGGGGACGACTGATATCAAGATTCTGGACGCGAGCATGAAGGGCGCCGGCGACGATGTCTGGAGCACCAATTTCAACCAGTACGAAGCCACCCCGTGCAAACTCTCCATCATGTATAGCATTCCCTCGGCGACCGCGACCGGCAAAGGGTATGCCTCCTGCATCGCTGAGATCATCGCTGTTGCGACTGGATCGGCAACTGGAGTCGGAGAGGTTGATGCAAGTGCGATAGTCACCGTTGATGCCAGTGGATCGGCAACCGGTGTCGGGACGGCGACCCTAGAGGGTTGGATCGTCTACGTATCCCTTGCCCTTCATGAAGCGACCATATCTGTAGGTAGCACAGATTCATCGTCCACATCGGCAGGTGTTGTCCATGTCGGCACGACATCATGTGACGTAGTCGATACAGCGACCCGTGGACCAAGGAGAGCGAACTGATGCCAACACTCGATGAGACCATCACGGGATTCGTCACGGGGGACAATCTTGAGATCAGGAGAGCGATCACCGAACTGCCAGCTGAGATAGCAACTGCATGGTTGACAGTGAAACGATACGCCCGACAGGCGGATGACGAGGCCTTGTTCCAAAAAGAGATTACGATTGTTGATGATCCCGGTGTTGGACAGATCGTTGATCCCGGCGGTGGTGGTGATGACGGAGATCTCCGGTTCGACTTCACGTCGACAGACACAACTGCCCTGGGCAGTGCCGCGTGGGTCTATGATATTCAGCTCGTTCTCACAACAGGAGTCGTCTACACCCCGGAGAAGGGTACGATTGCGCTAACCGCCGACGTCACCAGATCCACTTCCTAACCACCTACAGATGAGGTGACCATGCTCCTCGATGAAGAAACACCAAAGGATGAACACGCGATCGCTGTTGCGTTGCTAGCCGCCGCGGTTGAATCCTTAGACAAGACCACAGCCAATGGCTTCGAGACGGTCAAGGACAGGCTCGACATCCAAAATGGTCGCCTCCGTAGTGTTGAGAACGACACAGTAGACATCAAGGCGAGGATGGTCACAACAACCGTCTGTGAAGGCATCAGGAATCGTCTCGCCAAGACAACGAGTGCTGCGTGGCGCGCCTATCTGATTCCCGTAGCGGTCGCCCTGACCGCTGTTGGCCTCTCAAGGCTCTTTGGGGGTTGATACGAGATTGACCCCCGCCGACACGAATAGGGCTACGAGTGAGACGGATGGGGCTACGAGTGAGACGGATGGGGCTACGAGTGAGACGGATGCGGCTACGAGTGAGACGGATGGGGCTACGAGAATGAGTAGTCGAGAGACCTTCAACAAGGCGATCGAGATCGTCCTTGCGCATGAGGGCGGTTACGTCGACCACCAGAACGATCGAGGCGGCGCGACGAACTTCGGGATCTCCTCCCGTAGCAATCCGGGCGTCGACATCGAGCACCTCACCCGCGAGAAAGCGATCGATATCTACTGGACAAGCTACTGGCGCGGCCAGGGCTACGAGCTCCTCCCCTTGCATGTCGCCATCAAGACGTTTGATCTGGGTGTGAACATGGGCAGGAGCAGAGCGGTGACGTGTCTCCAACGTGCGCTGCGTGCCTGTGGGACGATCGTGGATGTTGACGGGGTCCTTGGACCACAGACAGCGGGGGCTACTGCCGGTGCTTGCGAGCTCGTGGTAATGGCAGCCCTCCGCTCCGAGGCCGCCGGCCAATACCGGATGATTCTCCTCCGTGACCCATCACAGATGCCCTTCACCGTCGGTTGGATGAAACGGGCCTATTCCTAGACTGGCTCGTGACGGGTTCCATACGTGCCCGTGGTGACGTTTCACCCCCCTCCCCATACCAACACTCGCCAATACGGGTCCGTGTTCCACGGCGCCTGTGTGGTGCACGCTCTACGCCCGGATCTTCCGTGGTCTCTATGGGGCTTCTTTGCCGTGACACCGTTTGTCACATCGTGACAAACGGTGTCACGATGCCCACTACGACTACCATCGTATGTGCATAACCGGTGCACGGGCGGTGGATAACTTGTGCACAACTCCATCATTCTCCTTGTGAGGGCTTGCCTCGGTGGTCGTCGACACACAGTTGTCCCCACTTCTCCACACGTTGTCCAGAGCGGCGTCTCCGGGTAACTAGTGACAGCACCGTTGCTTCCGTACCTCCGTCCACATATCCACCGCCCCTACTACTACTACTCTTTTCTATCTCTATCTAGTAATAGTAGTTGTGTGGCCATCGACTGCTCATTAGTCCCCCCTATGATCGTCGCCGGGGAGAGCGATGCGCTCGTGATGTCCCGGCCACGGTTCACTCATCCCCGCCTCCCATAACCGGAGATAGAACTCTCGGATCTGACCGTGGTCGTAACTCTCCGGCGCCCATGTGGAGCGAACGCAATCGACATCGAGGATCGGTCCGTCGCATCTACTACAGCTCCTTGGCGCCGGATCATCGACCGGCCAATATCGGAACAGGTTGCAATCGAGACAGATTCCGATCTTGATGGGCCTCTCGCCCACGGTTTTGCTCATTGTGAGAGTTCCTCTCCATTGTCGACCATACTCTCCAGTGTGGGGCCCTCGCCCAGAAGCGAGAGCCCCACGGTTGGGGACCAACTGTCAGCCGCTGTCCCCTACCAATCGACATGACCACCCGACATGGCGATGAAGCAACGCACGATCCAACACCAGAGATCGTTTGGGTCCACAGGCACTGCGCTCGCCACGGTCGCCACAAACATCAGAGCGATCACTACCGCACTACGGAACTTCGGCAGACGCATGGACATCGTTTCCTCCTCCATGTTCAAGACGAACACCTCTTGGCTCCTCGTAGGACCAGTTACCAGATCCCGAGAGTGAGCCGCCTTCGAACCACAAATAGATTAGGACCGCACCCGACCTGCTAGTAAGAAACGGTCCCTCTGGATCGACCACAATGGCCCGTTCGCTCAGATCATAGACCACGGTCTGTGATAGGGCGTCGGTCATCAGAACCCCCTCACAACGCACCTCGTGGTTTTCGTACTCCAATACGAACCGGGTCCCCGGTGCTAGCCTGATAGTCTCCCCCTTCTCGAGGTAGATCCCACCGAGGACCCAATCAGAATCTGACATCGTCTCGATACGCTTGAACAAGAGCATCTGACGTGGATTCCACCACTCGCTCTCGATCCCTCTGGCGAGCACCGGGTGCTCTGCGATCCGCCCAAGAAGCGTGCACTCGCTCTGGACGTGGATCTTGTGTCGGAGAACAAGCCGCACACCCGGTGCTAGCTCGCCCTCATAAGACCCGTTGGCGGCGCGTACGTCAGAGACAGCGACCACCAACAAGAACACGAGCATGACCAACACAGCTACGAGCATCACTATTATGCCGCGGAGCATAGCACCTCCTTGTCCACGTGGGATCGTCTTCTAGACTCCCATGCCTGAGACCGTCTGCGTAGCAGCCTTACTCTGCATCAACCGGTCCTCGTAGAACCACGTGTCCTTGCCACCAACCAACGTGACGAGGTACTGGTTCCCCCCACGGGCGACGGCACACATCTCGATGATGCCCTTATCGCCCAACACGCTTGTCACCCACTGGTCGAGCTCGAACTTGAAAACGGTCTCCACGTCCCCCTCCTTTCTACGTTAGACGTCTCCTCCAGACCTACCATCCCAAAGCCCTTGGGAGACGTCCAGTGAAATCGAAAGGCGATCACTGCCACCCACGCCCCGCCCTCCCGGTGTTGTCCTGAAGCCCCGTCCACAGGATCATCAGAAGGGTCCTACACGCATGGACCACCAACCAAAGTCGTCGCATAGTCACACCTCCTCACCCACTCAAGGGTGGCAGGATCGCCAGACAATCGTTGCACACACGGGCGTCACCATACGGCACCGTGGGTACATCCTCGTCGTCACAGTTGTCACAGCTACGTTTGTCCCGAAGGACGTCGGGGTCTCTACGCTCGGCGGTTCGCCGATCCAACAATCGTACCGCCTTGCCAGACAGGTACACATCTTCGTCTGCTTCGAACTCATCCCACTCCCACTCTTCGCTACCCACCACACCCGACATCTGAAGGGCACGGTCATGAATCAGTACAAGCGCAAGCTCCAACGTCTTAGCCTCCACAACCACAGACTTGGTGAGAGTGATCTCCTGCTCTATCTCCGCGATCCACTTCATGATTACCTCGCTCTCTTGAGTGCCCGTGTGATTGCTAGCCGTACGAACTCCGCGTAGCTGATCCCCCGTCTGTTCGCCTCCTCTTGGAACCCGACCTTGAGCGCCCTGGGAAGCTTGAAGTAGAACTCCGCATCGTTGACCTTCTCCCGTGTGTTCGCCACCCTGTCCCCCCATCACCTGTATGACCTATCCAGCTTCTACGATCGCTACTTCCTCACTGCTACAACTGGGGCACCACATGTCCGTATCGTCTGGTGCTGCCGACCATCGTTCCCAACACTGCTGGCATTCCCAGTCGACGAACTCCTCCACGGCCGCGCTCAACGCCACAACTGTGGTGCTACCACACTGGGGGCACGAGCACGGCTCCCCGTCGTGGGTGGTTGTCCACCCACACGTTCTACAGCGAAACGTTGTCACATGATCCCCCTATCTGCGCCGATGCACTGGGCCACTCGTGTCACCTCGGTGGGGTCGGGAAACGT